ATTTGATTAAAGACCCTTGTTGAAATACTCAGTATATGTCAGGGGTATATTATATATATGTGTGCAGGCACGTTTTGCGTGTAGGGGTGTGTGCGAGACTTCCCCAGATTTCAGCCGATTTTGCCAAAGAATCCTTTTCTGTTGTAAATTTACCACATATTCTATGTGATTTCATGAAGAACTCGACAGATTTCACACAGAGTGTGACTAATATGCCACTACCACCAGACCTCCCCATGCTTCCAGCATGACCCCCCCTCTCCCCCTATGTGCTTGATATGCTTGCGGAAATAACTACCCGTGTGTGTACACATCATGTGTTTACGTATTTAAAAACTCTCCGTGAAACGGTGAGAGAGTTTATTAAATACTTAACACATTGATGAGAGGTTTGATTATGAGGTTTGGATATTTGATGATTTGTTTGATGATGCTTGTTTCAAGCATAGCCTTGATGCTGGCAGGTGGCATGTTGTGGACAATACAGGCAGGCTTCCCGATGATTCAAGGCGTAGCCTTGTTCATATCGTTCACTGGATTTGTGCTATCGTTTTATACGATAATCGAAATTACTAGGCTTGACTATTAGGATTTTACAAGATACGATACTTGTGAGTATCTTGATAAAATACTTATAACCACCACTGGTTCATGCAAAGGAGTTTACCATGACCAAGATTTACAACGTAGTTGATTTGACTGATGTTTACGGTTCACCGTCTTACGGTGTTGAGCATGTTCACGAAGGCATTGTGTCTGTCTGGACAGACTGGGAATTTGCTACGGAAGTAGCAGACGATTTGGAATGGAGTGTGTAATGAATTACAAATTTGTGAAACTTGGCAAAGGTATGCGTATCGTGAAACACAATGGCAAGCCTATCGGCACACTTGAGTTTACCAAAGGTAAATGGTTGCTATTGTCTGGGGTAAACCCAGAGTATCGCCGCTACTTCACTAATGTGAAGCAAGCTAAAATATGTTGTAATGCTGACCCAAGGTTTTACCTTGGCATTGGGGCTTGACAACAAACTACTTAGGTGTTATACCAGATACTGATACTTGTGAAGTATCTGGATATAACCCTTAGAAAGGACGTTTTGACCATGAGTAATTACAAGCTGATATCTGTTGGCAATAATGCCAAGACTGTCAAAGGTGACGGTTCGGAATACCTGACTGCCATATTATATATGGCTCCTGCCGACAATCTGGAAGGTGTCAATGTGTGTGCTATGGCAGAGGTAGCAGGATGCAAGGCCGCTTGCCTGTACACTGCTGGTCGTGGCAAAATGAACTCTGTTCAAGCTGGTCGGCTCCGTAAGACTATGCTATGGCGTGACAATCGTGTTGCATTTTTGCAACAGCTTCGAGAAGATATTGCCAAGTTTACTCGCTATTGCGAGAAGCGTGGCATCCAGCCTTGTGTACGCTTGAATGGCACAAGTGATATTATGTGGGAAAAGTATCTGGATATGGAAACAGAGTTTCCGACTGTACAATTCTATGACTACAGCAAGCTGTACCTTCGGGCTTACAAAGACTTGCCTAGCAATTACCACCTTACACTGTCTTACAGTGAAGCCAATCCTGACTTTGCCGAAGCAGTGCTGAATGCACACAAGCTGACAGGTGTAAACATAGCCGTTGTGTTCCGTGACAAATCCACTATCCCTACCAGCTTTGCTGGCTCCACAGTGTTGGATGGTGACAAGGATGATTTGAGGTTTCTGGATGCACCACGGCACATTGTGGCTCTGTATGCAAAGGGTGACGCACGCAAAGACAGCACTGGATTTGTTGTCGATGCGGCATAACACTAATATGTATATGGGTTTTAATAACCTTGATACTTGTGAAAGGTTATATAAAACACAATACAGATTAGATAAGACTTGGGCTTGTCTCAAAACAGCCCGATTTGTAACGCAAACTTATGAGGTATGAAAATGCGTATCAATACACTTAACGACAACACCAATGGTTTTCGGTTCAACATTGCTGGCGTACAGGGCTTGTACCGCAAGCGTGTAGCAATTCGCCGCTTTGGTATTACCCGTGGCGACAGCATGACGGGCTTCCACCTTGGCAAGCGTAGCTTGTATGTTGAAGGCGGTATGAATCGCCGTTCTTTGTGGAACCTTGCAGGTTAGTTGTTGACAATCACCTTGGCATGTGTTAAAACTGCCTACAGTTTTTGACAATGAGGTATAACATGAATGTAAAGCTACGCTTAAATGACCAATACACCTTCTCAATCTCGCAAGAGCAGATGCAAGACCGCCTTGTAGAGGTGGCGTTATTCTGCGATGGACGCTTCGTACCCTGCAAGTATTGGGCTACGACTTGGGTAGGCGAGGACTATGATGATGATGTTATCCGTATGCAGGATGGCATGGAAGTGCTGGATTTGCTGTGCTATGCCAAGCACTATATTTACATAGAAGCCGAAGAATTTATTTGGGAACAGGAACATGTATAAGAACCAGAGCGAAGCATTGGAACGAAACCACCGCCACAAGGCGGGGCTGGTATCCTATGCCATGTATGCCGTGACCGACCATGACATGTTCTGCCAGCATGGTATGGATGTGTACTATGGCGATGACTACGACCAGTTAATAGATGACAAGATGGTCGAGGCCATAACGACTATGGTACAGCAAGCCTATCTTGGTGACTTTCCTGAGTGGGAAGTGCGAGAACACATGCTAGACAGATGCGAAACATGGCACAACAAGGGAAAGTGGTATCTGCGTGACCCTAATGATGTATGGCGAGAATTTGCAACAGACGAAGTATCGGAGATTGAAGATGACTAAAAAATACAACGGCATTGATGCCGCAACTGTAGCCCGTCTGAAAGACGGTGTAACCAACTTCACCCAAGAGGACGCACGCTACTACATGCGTCTGCATGGGACAGAAGCACTGATTCTGCATGACCCAACAATCAATGATTGGGTCTGGTACAAAGGAGACAAGTGATGTGGAAAAAAGTTGACATCGAAGAAAACCTTACAGGTTATGATGTTGACACCATCGGGCAGGTGGTGTATGATTGTTTGATTGATGCGGGATACTCCCCGTCAGAAATAAATTGGGACTTAACAGTGGAGTTTTACGATGACCCAGATATTGACTAAACCTGACTGGCTGGAAGGCCACGGCTCACCCTCTGACAGAGGTAGTGCAGATGCCTACTATGGTAGGCCATATGACCCGCACTACTGGCCTGAAGGTACTCACAAAGGCATCCGTGTGTCTGCACAAGACATGACAGACGAGCAGAAAAAAGCCTACATGAAGGCGTACCTAGAGCAGGACGACTACAAGGATTGGGGATGAGATGCCGTACAAACCAGAAGAAATCAAAAGACGTATTGCCACACTCAAGCAAGCGCATCCAGAGATTGACTGGGAGCATGACCCACTATACAAGCCCCCGCCTGAAGAAGAAGGGCTGACTTCGTATGAGAAATGGAAACTGAAACGAAAGGAAGGCAAGGATGCCTAACCATTGTTACAACCGACTGACTATTACGTCAGACAATCATGGACTGCTAATCCAGATGCGTGATGCTGCGTTGATGGAAGACGAGAAACTCTTAGAGTTCCTGTGTCCGTTCACAAAAAAGACTGACTACAAGTATGACTATGACTGGTGTGTAGAAAACTGGGGAACCAAGTGGGACATCTTTGATGTTGACGTAATATCTCTGGTTGATGACGAACTTGAACTGTGCTTTAGCACTGCATGGTCGCCGCCTGTCGAGGCAATACGGCATGGTTCAGACCGCTACGGCTTTGACTTTGAACTTACCTACAAGGAAGAAGGCATGATGTTTATAGGTATAGCATTGCCCCTCATGGCAACACACTATAGCTATACATTTGATAAGCCGCCGCATGAAGAAGGGATACCCGACCATCTAATAGATGAATGGGGTATAGATGTAGACTATGATTACTACATTATAAATGCAGAAGATGACGAACTGTCTAGCGACCAGAAGGAATGGCGCAAGATGTTACTTGAAGACATGCAAAAGGAGTATGGCAATGGCTAAATACATAGTAAGGCTGACAATTTCCACAGCAATAGAAGCCGAAGACGAAGACGAGGCTTTGGAATTTGCAAAGTTAAACTTTGACTATAGTGATTTACACTACGCAGATGTAGAGGTAGAGGAGTTACAAGATGCCTAAGAAAAAATATACAGCAGTAGGCGTAATGGAGTTCGACATGTTTGTTGAGTTCGATGAAGACGATATCCCTGCAGGCATGGATGAATGGGAGTATGCCCGTCACCTTGCCGACCACGGCGCATGGGAAGAAGAAGCACATGGCGGTGACTTCCGCATCTGTGACGTAATGGAGAATGAAGAATGATTGACGTATCAATTTTGTTTATATATATAGTAATCGTAGGCTTTATTGGCTACTACATTTTGGATAGGAAAAAGTAATGATGTTAGCAATATTAATTGACCCGTTCACCGAAACGATTGAGGTGGTGGACTACTCTGGAGACTGGCAAGATATTTCTACACTGCTTGAGTGTAGTTTGTTTACGACCATTGACCTTGGTGACAGTGACACGCTGTATGTAGATGACGAGGGGCTGTACGTTGAAGACCAACGCTTCTTTAACCTAGAAGGTTATCCACAACCTCTCGCAGGTCGTGGTCTTGTGTTGGGATACACCCCTGATGGTGACTCTACTGATAGTAGCCTGACTGTATCACAGGTACAAGATATGGTATCGTGGTGTCCCGAAGGGCTGACAGTAGAGCCTAGCTTCGAGGTACACGGCTTCAACAACCCTGCAGATATACTTGAGGCTTTGGGTATTGATACCAAGACATTTACTGGTACAGTAACCACAGGCAAAGGAGAAGATAATGCTTGACATACCCCTGTCAATATCATATATTGAAATCGGTATCCTGATTGGTGTGTGGTTAAACACGACAATCAATGTGTATAATTTTATGAAAGGATAGCCTGTGGCTAGATATGAAGTTTCGTTTGTGATTGACACAGACATTGAAGATGCGGGTCAGCAACCTTGGTGGCTCCTGCTAGGCGATAACGCAATGCCTATGGAATGGCTTGAGTATGTAATGGTTCGTGACCTAGAACCAGAGGAGCAGGTATTGGATGTTGAGTTCATGCCTGATACAATCAATGTGATTGACATGGTGCAAAGGCAGGAGCCGCCGAAGCCTACACTAACGCTAGTGGTGAACAACGATGACGAACAACCAGAAACTGCCGAAGAACCGCAGTCCGATAGCTAAGTCTCTGTCCGAAGGACAGTACCAACCTAAAGTAGTGAAGCCCAAGAAAGGCAAGGGAAGCTACAAAAGAAAAGGAAAAGAAGATGACCAATAAACACACGAAAATGTTTCGACCTTGGTATGAGGACAACGTACTCAGCCAGTGGGAGAAGGTAAAAACTGGTGATAAATCATACACTTACAAGAAGGTCAAGCAGGTACGTTCACACAAGGACGACAGGCTTGGTCGTCAGTGGGAACACGAAAGGATTTGGAATGACTAGTCAGCTACTCGTACTTGCGGATGAGTTGCAACCGCAGATTGGTTCGGGACACAGGTGGGTCGAAGCCAAGATAGGATACAAGTGGGTGTTCGTGCGTGAGCGTACAGACGGAAACCGCAAGCGTATCAAGCGACAACTATGGGACAGTCTGGTAGCACAGACAGAACGATATCTTGCAAGGCAAGAAAAAGGTTTTGCAAAACTGAGAAAGAAAGCGGAGAAAAGAAAATGATTGAGACAATATTTGCTAACGCCCTGATGTGTATGTCATTGAACATATACCATGAAGCACGCAACGAAAGCACAGCAGGACAGCTTGCAGTCGGGCAGGTCGTAATGAATCGTGTGTATGATGACCGCTTCCCCGACACTGTTTGTGCAGTGATTAAGCAGGGCATTCATTGGGAAAGCAAACCAGCCCGTAACAGATGTCAGTTTAGCTGGTACTGTGATGGCCTGTCTGATAAGCCACGCAATAAAAAAGCTTTTGAGACAGCACAGGAGAACGCACAGATTGTGTTGAACGGCTGGTTCGGTACGTTCATGGACGGGGCTACACATTACCACGCTGACTATGTAATGCCTAGTTGGTCGAAGACCCACACGAGGATTGTCAAGATTGACAGCCACATTTTCTACAGGTGGGACTGATGATTAATAAATCAAAAGCAGTTCTTGTACACTGCTCCGATAAACTTGAGTCACCTACCCGTGATGTCGCAGAGGGATTTATCGGGGGCGAGTGCCGCTTGGTTCAGCTTCAGGATGGAAGGCAACTTGTGATTGAAAAGAAACAAGACATGAACAAACCAATCAACGAGGAAGTGTTTCTCATGTATAATGAGGACGACTCTTGGCCTATGGCCTTGTCGTTCTTCGGTAACGCTTTCTTGTTGACAGATAAAGCGAAGTGGAAAAACGATGAAACTAATTAGACGCTCAATATATTCTGGCAACATGCACGAGATGGACTTGCCCATCACCTATGCACAGATACGAAGATGGCAAGATGGCTGGGCAGTTGACCGTGCCTTCCCTGATTTGACACAGGAAGAGATTGCCTTTATATTAAATGGAACGCTTCCAGACGAGGAAGTTGAGATAGCAATGATGGAGAAAACTTTTAGCGATGTCACACTACACTAACAACCTATGGGAAAAAGACCGAAGGCAACTCTTTAGAGAGTTGTACCACCAGTATATTGAAGAAGGCTACAGCCAGAAGGAAGCAAAGAAAATAGCACGGGAAGAAGCTACAGAGATGTATGCAGACAGCGTGGACTTTGCGATGGATGCCGCAGACAAGGAGTTTGACCAGTGATGAATGATGTACAGTTGAAACGCCACCGTGACTTAGTTCACCGCCGTAGGCTAGAGCATAAGCGGAAAGAACTTGACCCTGATAATCGGTCATGGTACTATGATGGCGATGGAACAAAGCGGGACAAGAAAACCAATGGAGCAGTTGAATGAATAGATTTATACGGACGAAACAGCAAGAACTAAAGGCACTAAGGCGCAAAGCCATCACTTCACAGAACAAAGCAACGACCAAGAAAACTATGACCGAAGCAATGAGAGAGGTTAAAAATGTATCGCATGATGTATAAGACACAGGGGTCAGCCCCTGCCTTCATGGAAGAGGTGAAGGACATAGACGAGTTCCTTCGCTATCGTGAACTGGTTGCCAAAGGCATGGGGTTCGCAACAGAGATAGTGAACGGCAAGCTGTTCCTGTATGACAGGGGCAAAGAGTTTGGCATCTACTACGCAGAGAAAGGTGAATAGATGAATACTGAAAAAGCAAACGTGGTCAGCCGTGGTGAGTGCGGCAAGTGTGGTTCGTCAGATGGCAATGTGCTGTATGACAACGGCTCACGCTACTGCTTTGTGTGTGAGACATACACGGCGGCAGAAGGCTCTGACAGAATTGTTAGTGTCGCAGAACGAAAGGTTCATACAATGAATACACCATTGAGTCAGGGGCAATTCTCTGCCATCGAAGACCGTGGCATCTCGCTCGAAGCAGCGAAGGCATACGGCATCACTGTCGCAGGTGACAAGCAGATATACCCATACTACGATGTCAATGGTCAGCATGTGGCGAACAAGGTTCGTCATGTCAAGACCAAAGACTTCCACGCCGAAGGCCGACTGCCACAGGCAGGACTGTTTGGACAGAGCCAGTTTCGTGATGGCGGCAAGTATATCACACTGACCGAAGGCGAGTTGGACGCTGTGTCTGCCTATCAGATGATGGGTTGCAAGTGGCCTGTCGTGTCCGTCCGTAATGGCGCACAGTCTGCGGTCAAGGATGTGAAGGCACAGTTCGAGTGGCTCAACAAGTTCGAGAACATCGTTGTCTGCTTTGACAATGACGAGCATGGCAACGCCGCCGCCGCAAAGGTTGCGTCCATCTTCGAGCCTAACAAGTGCCGCATCGTCAAGCTGAAGGCGAAGGATGCTAACGAGTATCTCAAGCATGGTAAGACCGAAGAGTTTATCAAGCGTTGGTGGGATGCCGCACCTTACACACCTGCAGGTATCGTCAACCTCAAGAACTTCGATGGTCTGTACGATGACGAGGACAGGCAGTCAGTTGACTACCCGTACAAAGGCATGAACGAGTTGCTGTATGGTATGCGTACTGGTGAGCTTATCACGTTCACAGCAGGCACAGGTGCAGGTAAGTCCAGCATCATGCGTGAGCTTGAGCATCACCTACTCAACAACACCGACAGCAACATTGGTATCATCAGCCTTGAGGAGAACGTCAAGCAGACCATCTTCCACCTGATGTCTGTCGAGGCAAGCAAGCGGCTCTACATCAAGGAGATTCGTGAGCAGGTTCCACAGGAACAACTGGCACATTACGAGCAAGCTACTGTAGGTACAGGCCGTGTGTTTGCATTCGACCACTTTGGTTCTATACAGACTGATGAAATCCTGGCACGTGTGCGCTACATGGTCAAGGCACTTGACTGTCGCTATATCATTATCGACCACCTCTCAATCCTTGTATCAGGTCTTGAGGGTGAGGACGAGCGCAGGAACATTGACAAGATGATGACCCAGCTACGTTCACTGGTCGAGGAGACACAGTGTTGTATGCTTCTGGTATCACACTTGCGGCGTGCATCAGGCGACAAGGGACAGGAGCAGGGCGTACAGATTAGTCTGTCTATGTTGCGTGGCTCACACAGCATCGCACAAATCAGTGACGCAGTGATTGCTATGGAGCGTGACCAGCAGGCATCCGACCCCGTGATTGCCAACACCACGACCATACGTGTCCTCAAGAACCGCTATGCAGGTGAGACAGGTATCGCTACCTACCTGCTGTATGACCGTGAGTCTGGTCGTATGCAGGAGATTGATGACCCTAACGCCGAAGACTTTGACACAGTAGAAGCAGGAGACTATCTATGAAACTCAAACCAATACACGGCGCAGTGAACATCCCGTTCAGTCGCCAGCGTTACGAGACATCTGACGCACCAGCCAAGGACATTGTGATTGCCTACCTCAAGCGTAATGGTCACAAGATTCTTGACAGCAAAGAAGATTTTTCTGTTGACATCAAGTCAAAGAAAGGCGATAATACATACTTCAGCGAGGTTGAAATCAAGTACGGTTGGAAGGGTGATTGGAACCCTGACTGGAAAGAGATACGCATACCGTATCGCAAGCACAAGCTGATTAACAAAGTGGCTGATGCCGATGGCTTCTTCAACTTCTACATCCTACGTGCTGACCGCAAGGCGGCGTGGCGCATCAAGGATAACGTGGTTGCAGA